CTCGGGAGAAAGCTAGCTTGTGTAATCCGTTAAAGTCGTTTTAAGTCGTTTCCAGTCGAATTTTGCACGATTCAGGACCTGCTTGATCGGGTTATTCGGCGGGTTTCCGGCCCGCCGCGCGCCACGTGTCGAGATTCTGCCGGAGGTCAAGGACGTGGGCCAGATAACCGGCATGGTAGGCCCGTTCGGAATCGCTCATGGCGGCGACGCAGAGGGCATTCTCCGAAATGTCCACGTCTTCCTCGAGGATGCGCAGGAGTTCGAGCCAGACCGGATGTTGGTCGGCGAGGGTGCCGAGCACCTGGGCGCGCTTCAAGAGTGTTTCGGTGGTCGTCATCTGTTATCTCCCGATGGGCGTGCTCGTTTCAACACCGATGCGGCCGGTGATCTTGTTGCGTTCCTGCTGGGCGCTGAACTCCTTGTTCTTGCCCCACTGCTCGGTCAACTGCTGGAACCGTTCATCCTGGGCGAGGGCCTGCTGGTATTTCGGGTTGGCGGTGACGATCTGGCGGGCGTATTCGAGTTGGCGGGGCGCCGTGGGATCGTTCTGGGTCATGGACACCTCGTTGCCAAGTGCCATCTGGGCGAAATCATCCTGGACCTGCTTGAACAACTTCTGGCTGGCGGCGGTCTGGTCGCTGACGACCGCCCGCGCCAGGCTCGGGTCGATCCATGCGAGGGTCTGCGCCACCAACTTCGAGCGGTCCACCACACCGCCCGCGTCCAGAGGCAGGACGTTCGCGCCGATTGCCTTCAGCTTTTCCACCATGTAATCCGTGGAAAGCTCGCGCACATCGAACTTGAATTGCCAGTTCCGGCCGCGTTGCAGGCTCTCAAAGCGCCGCTCCGGGGCAGGAGCGCCCGAGATTTCCAGCCATTCCTCATCCGAGAGGTATTGCGAGCAGAGGGCCGTCACCTGGCGGAACACTTCCACCCAACACAAGAGCCATTGATCCACCATCCGCTGTTGCTTGGTCTGGGCGCGCACCGGGTCAACCCCTTCGCCCAATCGCCCGAAATACTCGTCACTCTCGCGGTCGATCTCGCGGATCAACTCTACCGCCTCGGCGGGATTCCCGGGCGGCGGTTGCATCCATTCGATTTCGCCCTTGGATTGATACCCCACCCGCTGGGCGGGACCGAGGCGCTGAATCTGACTGATCCGACGCTGGGGCACCAGGAGGGGAGGGACGATGCTCAGGCTCGTGCGGTCCACCTGGGCGTCGCGCTGGGCCTTCTTCTCCTGCTGCCAGGTCATCACGATTTCTGGCACCCCGCGGCTCGCCATGAGTTTGCGTTTGGCCTGTTCGCGCCGGTACGCCACGAACGGATACTTGCCGTGCGCGTAGTCCAGCGTGCCCTGGACTGCGTATTCGGGCGTGGCGGTTCCCACCGAGCCGATCACGTGAGGAGAGAAGACCGTGTAACGCACCTGTTCGACCCCGTCCTCATCCACGCCGCGCGTGTAGGCATAGACGACTTCGCACAAGTTGCGCCGGTCTCGGTTGGCTCCTTCGCTCGTGAGCCCGAGGGAAGCGTCGAGGATGTCCTGGGCGTTCTGGTCGGCCGCCACGCTGCTGTTCTGGCCGCTCTTGGTGAGGACGGCATCCACCCATGCCTCATTCCACTGGTCGCTGGCCACCTTGGCGCGCAACTCGGTTTCATTCATCCAATCCACGCGGAAGATGGCACGGGCGCGCTGGAGATCCGTGGTTTCGGGCGGGACGAAGACGTCTTCCCAAGGTTCCAACGCGATCACGCGGGGGTTGTCCTCGTGTAGGTAAGGGATCGGCACCTCAGTTTCCCCGTCGGCTCGCAGGGCACGCACGATCTTGCGGGCGCGGGCGGGTTTCAACTCGCCCAGATCGGTCTCCGCGAGGCTCGGCGACTCCGACTGCACGAACAGCGGGTAGAGTGTCTGAATGGCCTGAATGGCCTCTTCCTCGCGGATCGGATCGAGGATGGCCAGATTCAATTCCGGCCAGCGGGCCGCCAGTTGCTCGAGAGACACCTTGACCGCGCGCCGCGCGATCCGCCGGGACCAGATCACCTGCAGGATGCACCAGCCCTTGGCCTGGCCGTAATCGGCCGCCAGGTCCACCTCGGTCGATAGATCGGGGATCCCGCCATTGCGCGCCCACTCGAGGGTTTTGGAGATCGCCCCGGCCGCCGCGGCGTCCTGGAGTTCGATGCCACGCGCCTCGAATTGCGCCCGGTTGAACGCGGCGACGAGGATGTCGGCGGACTCGTTTACGATCGCATCCGCCAACCGGATGCGGGTATCAGAGGCATGGTTCCACGGAAACGCTTGCTCGTCTTCGGCGTCATGCTTCTTGCCGTCGGGCGATTGGCTTTCCCAGAAGCTGAACCGGACCTCCTCTGAAGCTTGCGCCCGCTCGCGGCCGTATTGCCCGGCCCGCGTGTATTCCGCCAACAGGTCTGCCACCTCGGGCAGACCGCCCACCGTCGCCATTGCATCCCTCATAGCCCCTACGCTTTCTGTTCGCCGACTTGACCGTTATCATACCCGACGCCCGCCAGGCGCGCAAGCACAGTCTTGCGGAAGCGTCGATGTTTCATGCCGGGCAGGATCACGACCAAGCCGATGCAGTTCTTCGCCAGACAGTTCAACCCGTCCCGGCTCACTCCCAGGAGGCGCATGGCCTCCGCGTTGCGCACCAACTCGGGAAGCTGCGACCATTCAGGATTGTTCATTCAGGATGCTTTCCTAGCCAGTAATCGGCTCGAATCACGGACCATATCTCGTGAAAATCGTCGAGGCGCTGGATCACCTTATCTCGGTGTTGTATCTCAGCCACAAGCCCCAGGCGATTCCGCTGCAACTTTTCAATCACCTTACTCATTTCCAAATTGATTGTTCTGAGGCGTTCGACTGTCTGCCTACGTGTGACCTTTCGGTTTCGGGGTTGTTTCCGCTTTATTGTGGGTTTGTTGTGTTTCATAGGGTTCAGTACGCTCCGCCGCCCGCCACGGCCGCGGTGTTCTCATCCACGAATCCCGGATTGGCCTTCACCAGATACCAGTCCGGGTCGAATCAGGCCCCTCTCCTGGAGCCGCGCGGCGGCGGCAGCAAACGCTTCGAGTTCTCCGATTCTGAAATCAAGCCAAGTCTGCACATGGCTTTTGATAACCTCCGCCTCGTTGTTGGATCGGCAGGCAAATGTGAATATGAGCGGCCCGTCCGGCAAGTCACCACACACAGGAATGCCGATAGTGTTCGCATCCACCCAGAGGACCTTGATGGGTTGGCCTTCTCTGGGTCCTACACTCCTCAGTTCGTTAGTTAGTTCCTCGATTCGTTTGTGTTTCTTGGGTTTCATAAGATTCAGTACGCTCCTCCGCCGGCCACGGCCACGGTGTTCTCATCCACGAATCCCGGGTTGGCCTTCACCAGATACCAGTCCGGGTCGATGCAATCCTTCCACGCGCCTTTCTCGCCGTCGAGGCCCGTATAAGTGCGGTAGCACACGATGGATTGCCAGCAATCCTCCACCACGAACCACAACGGGCTGTTCATCGGACCGATGGGTTGATTCACGTCGTAGTCGAACCGGTCATTCAAGAGCATCAGGCTGGACTGGTCGGCGATGCTCCGCCCGCCGCCGGGGGCGGGTTCAAACACCATCGCCGGCCCGATTCCGCGGCCCGTGATGTCCCGGTTCTCCAAGGCAAACTGCTCGATGATGGTGCTTCCCTCCTCGGCACTCGGCACGGGCGCGCCGCCCATGCGCGGGTCGATGAACCGGCGGTAGATCGGTTCCGCTTTCGTTCCGTCCCAAACGCCTTTCTCTTCGTTCCAGACCCAGCCTTCTGCCTCGAGGATCAAGCGTTTGTATTCCACGATCCCGCGGCCGAACCCGGCCCGTTGCGCCGGCCCGGCCGCGCCGTCATGGCGATTGCCGGGCACCGCCCATTCGCCGTGCTGGGCGTAGTCGGGCCATTCGCGATAGACGAACACCATCTCGCGGTCCAGGTAAGGAACGCACCGATACCACTTCAGGAACCAATTCTTCGCGGCGCCAGGGTCGGCCACCAGGTAGTTGGTTCCGCGCTTGCCCAACCGCGGGTAGAATGATTCCCACGGCCGGGGTGGGACCAGACTGCAGTTGGCTCCTGGCCGCTGGATGATGTGGACCTCGTTGAACTTCCCGATGGCCGTGCCCGCCTGTTTCTCCGGCCAGCCGTATGCCCGCGCCTTGACATAGGAGGTCGTTTTACCATCCACCAACTTCTCCAGTTCGCCCTCTTTGCGGAACGGGTTCCATTCCGTGAACGGGCATATCACGGCGGCGCTTGCCTTCCGGCACTTCAGGATGTACGGCATCATGCCCCGCGGGGCACCGATCATGTTCGGCAGATTGATTCCCGGCAGGAACTTCGACGGTCGAAACTCTACCACCGTCGCGCCGGCCAGGTATTCCGCCACCGTCGGCGTGTAACCCTCGGTCGGGGTGAACGTAATCAGAATCTTCCCGTCCCGGCCCAACAGGCGGGTGCGAATCTCCTCCAGGTGTGCCAGCGGGATCAATTCATCCGCGCACACGCCCCGGAGTTTGTACCCGGTCAA